GGCCAAGAAAAAAGCCAAGCCTGTTAAGAAAATGCGTGGTGGCGGTATGTCAATGAAAGATAAGCCGCCGGGCATGAAAACCGGTGGCGAGGCCATGATGGACCCCCCGCCTAAAGCAAAAGCACTGCCTAAAAAAATGCGTGGCGGTGGCATGGCGATGAAAGCCAAGCCTCCGGGTATGCGTGGCGGTGGTGCGCCTAAGAAAAAAGCCAAACCCATTAAAAGAAGCATGGGCGGTGCCGTAGTCCGTAGTAGCTCAAAGAAGCCTTTGTAGCCATGAAAAAGGACTTAAAGCCCGTTCCAAAAGAGAACAAAGGTTTGCCAAAACTACCGACTGAAGTCCGAAACAAGATGGGCTTCATGAAGCACGGTGGTCCGGTAAACGCACACAAGCAGGAAGCTATGAGCCCTTGTCCAAAGCCACGGGTACGAGGGTATAAGTAATGGCTGTTTCAAGTTCAACAGACTTCGAGTTAGATGTAAGTGACTACATCGAAGAGGCTTATGAACGCTGTGGGCTAGAAGTCCGCACCGGTTATGACCTTAAAACTGCAAAAAGGTCCTTGAACTTGATGTTGGCTGATTGGGCAAACCGGGGTTTGAATCAATGGACAATTGATCAAACAACGGTTTCGCTTACCGAGGGCACTGCGGAGTACACGCTTGGAGCATCTACCATCGATGTTCTGGACGCCGTCATACGAAGAAGTGGCACGGATTTTGCGCTGGAAAGGATTAGTAGGGGTGATTACATCAACATACCCACTAAAACGACCAAAGCACGTCCTTCTCAGTTTTTTGTAGACCGGCAGATCAATCCTGTTTTGAAGCTGTGGCCCGTGCCTGAAAATAGTACGGACATTGTTCTCATAGACAAGCTTGTGCGTATGGATGACGCAGACACCTTTACAAACACCATGGATCTGCCGTTTCGGTTTTACCCTTGTTTGGCCGCAGGTTTGGCGTATTACCTTTCAATGAAACGTGCCCCTGAACGCGTACAGCTTCTTAAAGCGGTTTATGAGGAAGAGTTTGAGCGAGCCGCCTCTGAAGATAGGGACAGGTCTTCCTTTAACATCCAACCCTCAATGGCTTACTCAAGGATTCTGTAATGGCTAGGTTTGCTAACGGAAAGTTTGCATATGGCATATCAGATCGCTCGGGATTTCGGTACAAGTTAAACGAAATGAAGCGTGAGTGGACGGGCTTGTTGGTGGGTCCTGATGAGTATGAGCCCAAACAGCCTCAGTTAGAACCGCGCAGAAAAGCGGTGGACCCACAAGCTTTGTTAAACCCTAGACCCCAAACAAACAACCCAACCAGCGCCTTTTTGGTTAAGACTACAAATGGTATTAGTTATTTGGGTAATGGAAATTGGGCTACCTCCGGTGTGTCTCAGTTGCCCTCAGAGCTTAATGCGACGGACGCTTTAACGGGTTCCGTGGGCTCAGTTACGGTGACAACTTCATGAGCTTTACTTACGCTGAACTAAAACAGGCCATAAAAGATTACACGGAAAACGACGAAACGACGTTTACCAATAATCTTCCCGTGTTTATTCGTAATGCGGAAGAGCGCATTCTTAAGAATGTACAGCTTTCAGTATTTCGCAAAAATGTGGTTGGGACTTCCACGGCGTCTAATCAATTTTTAGATTGCCCGTCTGATTTTTTAGCCCCTTTTTCGCTTTCTTTTGAGGTTTCCTCGTCCAAAATCTTTGTCGAGTACAAGGACGTTAACTTCTTACAGACGTTTAATCCCAACAGTAGTACTACAGGAACACCTAAATACTACGCGATGTTTGATAGCAGTAATTTTATTTTAGCGCCTACTCCAGATGCCGCTTTGACAGCAGAGCTACATTATTACTACCGACCCGCTAGTTTGACCAGCTTGAGCGATACAAGTCAGTCATGGCTTAGTGAAAACGCTCCTCTGGCGCTGTTATATGGCAGTTTGCTAGAGGCGTACACCTTTATGAAAGGTGAGCAGGATGTTCTAGCTCTGTACACGGCTCAATTGCAAAATGCCCTTATCGGAATGAAGCAGTTTGGAGAATCCAAAGAGGTAACGGATCAATATATGACCGGTATGGTTATAAGGCCTAAACAATGAACTTTGAAGGAGTTACACTATCACCGGGCATAGTCGAAGTTCAGACTACTCAACATCGTGGTTTTACCCCTGAAGAGGTGGCGGAACGATGCTTAACCAAACTTCTTAGTGTTTCTGATACGGCCCCGCCCGCTATCAGGGATCAAGCGAAAGCTTATAAGGAGCGTATGCGAGCGGTTCTTGTTTTTTATATGAAAGAAGCCGTTCAGAGCGACAGGACTACTGTTAACAACGCTTTGCTAGATGCAGGGCACAAAGACTTGGCCGAAATGATTAGGAGACTATGATATGGCTTTCAGCGGAAACTTTATGTGTACGTCCTTCAAGCAGGAACTGCTTATTGGCGCTCACAATTTTACAAACGGTGCCCATACATTCAAGCTGGCAATGTACACCAACTCAGCTAGTTTTAATGCGGCGACCACGGCATACACAACGGGCAATGAGATTAGCGGTACAGGCTACTCAGCAGGTGGCGGGACACTGACCAATGTGACCCCGACCACCTCGGGAACCACAGCCCTGACGGACTTTGCAGACCTCACATTTGGCTCGTCAACACTGACGGCGCGTGGTGCGCTGATTTATAACACCACGACTAGCGGCGGCTCTGGCACTACAGACACCGTTTTAGTGCTGGATTTTGGCTCCGACAAATCATCAAGTTCTGGTGACTTCACTATTGTGTTCCCCACACCGGACGCCTCTAACGCCATCATCAGGATTGCCTAGTCATGGCCTTGGTCGTAGCGGATCGCGTAAAAGAAACCACCACAACAACAGGCACCGGGGCAGTATCTCTTGGTGGTGCGGAGCCTAACTTCCGTACCTTTGCCTCTGTACTGTCTAATGCTGACACAACCTATTACGCGATTGTCGATAACAACAACCTTGCTTTTGAGGTTGGTCTTGGCACTTATGCTACCAGCGGCAACACGATAACCCGTACAACGGTGCTGTCGAGTTCCAATAGCAACAGTGCAGTTAACTTCTCCGCAGGAACCAAGGATGTCATTCTTACATATCCTGCTGACAAGTCAGTATTTGAAGATGCAGATGGCATAGTGTCGATTGAGAACCTTCAGATCAACACCAATGCCATTAAGTCCACAGACACTAACGGCAACATACAGTTATTCCCAAATGGCACAGGATTTACAGAGCTATACGGCAACACCAATGCTGGTGCTATCAGGTTTAACTGCGAATCAAACAGCCACGGTGTAACCCTAAAGGGGCCACCGCATAGCGCCTCCGCAACGTACAGCTTAGAGCTTCCTAACGCAGATGGTTCAAGCGGTCAGGCTTTATTGACCGATGGTTCTGGTAAGTTGTCATTTGGAGCCGCAGGAATTAACACGGGCAAAGCCATCGCTATGGCGATTGTATTTGGATAGGAGATAGAAAATGGCCGCACCAAACATTGTTAATGTCGCCACTATTACAGGCAAGTCTGCGGTGGTGAGCTTGACTGACACTAACGCCACTGCTGTGGTGTCTAATGCCGCAAGCTCTAGCAAGGTGTTTAAGATCAACAGCCTTACTGTCGCAAATGTAGACGGGTCTGTAGCGGCTGACATTACAGTTAGCTACTACAGCCAAGACGATATTGGCGGCACTGCTACAGAGATTGTTAAGACGGTTTCTGTACCGCAGGACTCAACGCTTGTGATAATCGACAAGAATACTTCTTTGTATCTAGAAGAGGATCGCAGTCTTGGGGCACAAGCTAGTGCCGCAAACGATCTCAAGGTTTTCGTCAGCTACGAAGAAATAAGCTAGGTCTAAGCCATGAGGTTTATTGGTAGCGACCCCAATATCATTGATGCCTACTACACCGCTACGGCTGAAGGTGCGATTACGGCTGGAAAACCTGTAATTGTTGAGGCAGATGGGGATGTCGCGCAGGTCGTTCAAACGAGCGTTAGCCAAGGTGTTGGCTCCCCTGTAGTCTTTGAGAGTGCCGCCGCATACTCAAACGAGCACGCCAGCGTGTTTGACAGCAGTAACAACAAGGTTGTTTTTTGTTATAGCGACTACGGTAATTCTGGTTACGGCACCGCTGTCGTGGCGACTGTAAGTGGAACCACAATATCTTTTGGTACGCCCGTTGTTTTTGAAAGCGCACAGACGGGTGGAGATGTTTCAGCCACTTTCGATACAAACAATAATAAAGTGGTCATTGCCTATAGAGACGGTGGTAATTCATATTACGGAACCGCAATTGTTGGCACCGTGTCTTCGACCAGTATTTCTTTCGGGTCAGCCACTGTTTTTGAAAGTGCCAACGTGAGCGGTGTGGGCATCACTTTTGATACATCAAATAATCGAGTGGTCGTATGCTACAAAGATAGTGGAAATTCTAATGCTGGCACTGCGGCGGTTGGCACAGTCAGCTCCACTTCTATAAGTTTCGGAACGCCCGTTGTCTATGAGTCGGGTCGATCAGAATACAACGTGGCAACCTTTGATTCTACTAACAACAAAGTCGTAATCGCTTATCAAGACCAAGACAATGCATCAAGAGGGAAAGCTGTCGTTGGCACGGTGAGTGACACGGCTATCTCATTTGGCTCAGAAACTACTTTTGAAACCAGCGCGATAAAAGAATACCTTGCGATCACCTTCGACAGTAATGTGGGCAAAGTTTTTATCAGTTATCAGGAAGGTAACAACCACCGTGGTGTTGTTGGCACGGTAAGTTCTACAAGCATTTCTTTTGGGTCTGCGGCAAACATTAATAGTGGTGAGTCTCGTGATTCATCTTGCACATTTGATAGCAACGCAAACAAAGTAGTCGTTATTTATGATGATGAAAGCAATTCCAACTACGGTACTGCGGTTCCTGTCACAATTAGTGGTACAGGGTTTAGCGTAGGCACAGAGACAGTTTTTGAAAGCGCAAATGTGGCCTATTTAAGCTGTTGCTTTGATAGCAATGAAAATGTGATTGCAATCCAGTATTCAGATTCGGCTAACTCAAACTACGGCACAGGCGTTATTTTCCAAAACGCCAGCACCCCTACCAACTTGACCTCAGAAAACTACATAGGCATTGCCGCCGATACCTACGCTGACAACGAAGATTCCACCATTGGCATAGTCGGCTGTATAGACCGTAACCAGACCAGCTTGACAGCAGGCCAGCAATACTTTGTTCAGACGGATGGCACATTAGCTACGACAGCAGACGATCCTTCTGTGCTGGCGGGTACGGCTATATCCGCTACGGAATTGGTGGTTAAAGAATGAAGACTATAGGCGACACACTACCAAGACGGTTCAAGGCTAAGGCCAGTGGCTCAATCACCGCAGGCAAGCCTTTAATTGTTGAGGCTGATGGTGATGTGGCTCAGATTTCTGCCACAGCCGTTAACGTCTCAGAGGCGATTGGCACATCTGTTGTTTATAACTCAGGGAACACCACATACAATCAGCTTGCTTACGACTCCAGTGCTGAAAAAGTGGTATTTGCTTATCGAGACTCCGGTAACTCAGATCGAGGAACCGCTATTGTTGGCACGGTTAGTGGCACGTCAATCAGTTTTGGTAGTGAGGTTGTGTTTGAAACTGGAGGGACTCAATACATTGGAATTGCTTATGATTCAAACGCTCAAAAAATAGTAATTGCTTACGAAGATGACGATAACTCTGATTACGGCACGGCTGTAGTGGGAACTGTATCGGGTACATCAATTAGTTTCGGCACCCCAGTAGTATTTGCAAGCGCCACAACTTCTTACGTCAATGCCGTTTACGATGAAAACGCTCAAAAAGTAGTAATGTTTTACAGGGATCAAGGCAACTCAAACTACGGAACCGCCATCGTTGGAACTGTTAGCGGAACATCAATTAGTTTTGGCTCTGAGGTTGTGTTTGAAGAAGCCGCCACGCAATTTATTTCATCTGCTTACGATTCCAGTGCCCAGAAGGTAATAGTTTCTTATGAAGATGAGGGCAATGGTGATTACGGCACTGCTATTGTGGGCACAGTCAGTGGGACATCTATTAGCTTTGGTACTGCCGCCGTGTTTGAAAGTGCAAGCATGAGGGAGACATCAACAACTTATGATGCCAACGCCAATAGAGTGGTTGTTGCGTATCGTGATAGCGCAAACTCTTCTTACGGTACTGCCGCCGTGGGAACTGTTAGCGGTACATCAATATCTTTTGGAACG